AGTTCTGCGAGGTGCTCGACGCGCCCGTGCCGCCCGACGCCGGAAGCAATGGCGATCCAAGCGTCTCACTGCCAGCCGCGAGGGTGCCTGAGAATGATGCGCTGGTGCCGGTGAGTGCGCCGGTCAGTGTGCCTCCAGAGAGAGGTAGATAGCTCCCACCTCCAGACCCACAAGCCGCTCCAGCATCTGCTAGTGTGCCCGCTGTATCTCCAAACTTTACGCAGTCATTCAGCGTGGTTGTCGTTGGACCCGTTGTAATTCCCGCGCCAGTCCCTGACAATACCTTGCTGCTTGTGATCGTAGTCGAGCTTCCCGCGATGCCCACTTGTCCTGATGTGAGGCCGGAGATACCTCCTCCTGTTCCAGCGCATGTGAGGACGCCCGTAGTGCCGTTAACTTGGCAATTCGTACCGTCCGGCTTCACTCCGCCGAGCGTGGATGTAGTGGCGATGGGGAGATTGTAGCTGCCTGCATACTGCGGAATGTTTATGACGTTCCCACTGTAGGTCGCCGGGCCGCTACTGCCTGTCGTGGTCAGAGTAAACGCTGGGGCCGCGCCCAGGTTCGCCAGCGCCCCTGCTGCCGTGGTTGCACCTGTGCAGCCATTGGCAATGGTATTGCCACCGATGCACCCCGTTTCGCCACTGGCCTCTAACTCCCATCCACCTGAGGCGCAGTGATAGCGCGTGTTGGGTGACACCGCTGTGTTCTGATAAGGTTGCCCAAGGTTCGCAGAGGCGCAGGTCGCGCCGGTCGCAATAGGTGTCCCGGCTCCAGTGATCAAAGGCCAGTTAATTTGTGTCACCGGGTTGATTTTCGTCTGCGCTACGCAGATTGCCGAAGCCGCCGCTATAAAACTTAATACCACAGTACGCGCCGCCTTACCGAAAATAAATCGCATAAACGCTGTCTCCTAAAGAAGTCGAGAATGTCAGAGTTACTACTGCGCCCGTAACGCTGTAGTCAACACCAGATCGCTGCACCTGGCCGTTGTAGCAAAAGGCCAGCAGCAAAGATGGAACGTAACTTAGGGTGTACGTATTGCCGGGGAATGCCCCAGACGGCGCCTCGTTCACGAAGCTAGCAGCCAGCACGGAGCCTAGATTAGCGATGGTAAATGACGCTACTGACAATGCTGGGATCGTCACTGAACCGCCGAAAATAAGATCAAGAAGATTCCAGTTATAGTTAGTAGGCACCTGCCAATTAGGCTGGTTGAAGGCTGGCACTTGTAGGCCGACATTCGGTGTTACTGTTTCACTTGGCATATTAGTACCCCACCGCAAAAACTACTGGTGTAAACGTAGTTTCACCGCCAGTGTCAGTCATGATTTGGAAAGTAACATTTACATAGGACTGCGTAGGAGTTCCAACTGTTTGAAACATACAATTTCCGTCCGCTGTGGATGCACTAATCTGAGTAGATACAAAGGCTGCAAAACAGGCGGTCGGAAACATCAAAGGAAATGTGATCGACTGGGTTAAAGGGTCAAGACCACCAGTGGTGCACCCAGTGCCATAACACCACTGAAGAATGAATCCACCAAGCCAGTTAGGCAGCTTGATATAGCCATTGGCGGCTAAACTTATCGCGAAACCAAGTTTACTCCATGCTGTCGTAGCCGTCTTCGTACTATTGTCACTAGACGCAGGTGTTGCGGATGTCAGTGTAGTGAACGCCCCCGTCGTGGCTGACACCGTGGTGGCCGCTAGCGTAGTGAATGCCCCCGTAGACGGCGATGAATTACCAATCGGCGTGTTGTTGACGCCGCCCGCCGAGATAAGTGGGCCTACAGGCGCCAATTGCGTCGTGGTAAGCGCGACAAATACTTGTATACTTGAAATTCCGATAGTGGGGTCCGGCTGCGCATCACCACCTGTGAAACCAGTGCTGAATGTTACAGTATGCCCACCAACTGAGTCTTGAGTGTATATCACTACGTACACTTGGCCGGCCGTAGCGCCTGTTACTAATAGTGTAGTAGCGCCTTGCAGTGGAACTGCAAAAGCTGCGAATGTTGCTGCATTCAATGTGATTGATGGACTCCACACTAAAGCCTGAACACCACTTCGCAGGTCGGTTGTCGTCAGTATATTAGACAGTTGAGCAACTAAGACGGCGTAGTTGGAGTCTGATATACTGAAGTTCTTGTTAGCCATCATCTGGGCCAGCGCGGCTACTACTGTTGAAATCTGGTACAGTGTTTTATTAGCTGAGTTAGACGGCCAAATGCCGTCCACGCCCGCTCCGCCGGTACGTGTAGCATCGGTTAGGTACGCGGCGTCAGTCTCCTGATTGGCTTGCGATGGATTGAAAACAAGGATATTAGTTGTTCCTGCCATTTACGTATGTCCTCCTACTGCCACTTGCCAACGTCGAAACCAGCTACAAATGCATCATTCAAATCGAAACCGAAGGCCGGTAACTCACCTAGATCAAATAAATACTCAACACCTCCGCTTCTAGGTACTATAAGGCCATTCTGCACCACGCCGCTCGTGACCCCATTTACAGCAAAACCGCAAATCATGTCGATTAGCAGAGTTGATGGTAAGCCCCCGATGAATAGCGTAGCCGTCATGTTCTGATTATCGGCTATCACAATACGGACAGGGGAAAATAAGTATGCCCAAATAGCGTACAAACTGCCAATCGTGCCATCCCACTGATTCTGAGCTATCTTTGCTTTGATGTAAATCCTATACGTCACGTCGTCCAACACAGGACTCACGCCAAAACTTGGTTGGAACGGCAGCACGCGCCCAGCCTGCACGACGGCGCCCTTTGCGTCTAGCTGATCTCCAATGGCTGAGTCCAAGTCCAAGGCGGTGTTCATCTTAACAAGGCACTGACTAATGTCGTCGAACTTTTGCAGCAACATTTTCAGCAGCGCCTTTAGCTTTGCTGAGTTGGCGTACTGCGATGTCAGCAATGCCTGATAGTAGCCTATGGGCAGCAACTCTAAAGGCTCATTGCCGTAACCGCCAATCCCATAGCCCTGAGTACCGTAGTTGGGGTTGTTTGGCATAGTTTACACCGCCGCCACGGTGATGTTGGCTACCACGCCCTGCGCCGCTTGATAGAACAACAGTGTTAAGTCAGAAACAGCCGTAGGCTGCACTGCAGTTATGCTTACCGTGGCGCTACTGCCGTATCCACCAGTAACGGCTGCACCAGTTGCAAGCGCGTAACCAGTACCAGCGGTTGTGGCCTGTGGCTGGATGCCTGTAATACCGCCAGTGCCGTTAATACTGCTGACCGTCACAGTGCCGCTAGTTCCACCTGCCACTGCCAGTACATCACCTACATGGTAACCAGATCCTGCGGCGTCTGGTATTACAGTGAAAAGCCCAGTGGCAGTTGTACCAAGCGTGACGCTTTTGATAGAGAATTCTGGCTGCGATAAATTAGGCGTCACGGCCAGCGCAGCGCCGTACAGTGCTGAGTAGGTGATGCCCTCACCTATAGCCAGTGAACTCAAGTAGTTCACCAATGCCGTCTGGATGGCAGTTAGCGTGGCTGAGGTGAAACCACTCAACCCATGCACATACATGCCGATGTACGGTTGCACGTAACTGGGCTGGTAATAACTGATGGTAGTTTCGTATCCAGTGACTGGGTCGGTCACGACTACAGAGGTAGTGCCGTTAGTAAAGCACCCGATGGTCTTCTTATTGTAGATGGCAGTAGCCACTGCTAACGGCAGCCCGCCCTCCACTACCATGGTGATGGAATGCGCCGGGTTGCCCCATGGACTGTCAGTGGCGCCGGTGGGATTCTCTATGGAAGTTCCAGGACCACCCGGCGTCGGATAACCTGGAGCCACGCGCGTGACACCACTGACCGCCAAGACTACCGCTACAGTGGCGGCAATCGGCGTCGTTGATGGAAGCGCCACTGAGACAGCCTGGCGCGCCCGCAGAGCAGAGTCTGCCTCTACGCCAGCGCCAGGCACAGCGGCTGATGCGTTACTTACTGATGTCCATCCGTTGGTGGGAGTGGCTATGATGTTGATGGTTCCAGCTTCAGCCGTGACATTACCTGGCGTTGTGCATACGACTGTGACATTCGTAGTTCCAGTTATCAATGGCGTAGACGTTGGTAGCGCCCATAGATTACCGTTCTGATCTTGTACAAAAGCATTCGTAAGTGTGATACTAGCCGCGCTAACGCACGCCACTAACGCGGTGGAGTAAGAAAACGGCGAGCGAGCCAGGCCATTCATCTTGACCACACGGTCCAGTCCGACCCCGATAGCTGTCAATGGTGACGCTTGGTTGTAGGCTAGCTGCAAACCGGCGTTTGTGTCGGCCTGCTTAAGCGATACGATGGACAGCAGTTGATAGATTGCCGAGTCAGGACCGATATACTGATTAGCGCCGTAGATATTCAAGTATGACTGAAGATTATCGGCTAGAATAGAAGCATAAGACGCTGTAGTAAGCCCGGCGGGTCCTACTGAGGGCGGTGCATACGCGGGAGTCGACATAGTTATACATCCAGACTCGCCGAAGACCCCGGCGTGTTGGTTACATTGACAGGACCGAAGGCTGTCTGCACTGAGGCGCTGAACTTGAATGCTCCGTTTTCAAATGCTGCAGTCACGCTAGAAACTCCAGTAACAAACGGCGCGCCTTGCACCAGCGCCTGTACTAGCGACTGCATAGCCACTTGATTGGCTGGTATTGCCAGCTGCCCCAGCATGGCTTGAAACACTGGTAGACCAAGATTGAGATTCTCCCACCATTCGCCCATAAATAACCGCAACTGCGTCAAGATAACCTGCGCCACTGCGGCCTGGTCGGTAAGCTGTGAGTTAGGATCGAATACTGGATCATAGCCAGCATCCAGAAGCAGATAAGTTATACTGGGCATATTAGATGCACCCTAACTGCGCCGCTCGCGCTGCAATGGCTGCTTCTAGTGCGACTTGCTTAGCCGTCAAGAGAGTCGCTTGACTAATGGTATTAGTATGCACAACTATCATTGGAGCAATCATGTTGGTGATCCAAGTTATTACAGACGGAAGATCTGTCGGCACCACTATAAGAGCGGCTAAGGCTGCTATTTGGCTGTTAATGGCAGTTATCTCAGCTTCTACTGATGGAATCATAGCTGCCTGTAACAACGCCAAAGCTACACAGGAAGGCGCCGCTTCAATGGCTGCTATTTGAGAGGTAAAAAATGCTGTGTTTACTAATGCTGTACCTTGTGGCTGCATAACAGTCCTCAGAAGATGTTTGTTATAATGCCATCTTGAACAGTAACGATTTGACCAGTAGGTGTTGTAAAGCTGCCAGTGGCGCCGTTTCCAACTTGCAAGTTTTGTGATGCAGATGATAATGGCGAGTTGATAGTTACTGAACTCGTGGCATTAACCGTCACGCTCGGCGCCGTCACGGTTACAGCCGGCGCCGTCACGGTCACACCAGCTTCTGCTATGTCTATGACAACAGTACCATCATCGCTGCGTAGTTGCGCTGACGTAGTGGAGTAACTCGGCAGCAACCGTTGCTGGTTCCACGGACCGGGGATGCAGAAGGCGTCTGATAAGTCGTGGCGGCGCAGTTCGAACTGCACGTTCTGCCAGCCGCCATTGGCCCACCAAGTGTCGATGCATAGGTCGGCGAATACTACTAGGCACTCGTCACCAGCTTTCAACGGCAGCGTTAGTGAGAAGCCGCCGCCGCGCGGCAGCACCACTGGCACGTCCAGCAGCTGATGTATCGCCACGTCGACTTGGCCAGCAGGGTCCTGCATGCGTTCCATCACCGTCAATTGCACCATGACAGTCTGCTTGACTGCATCGAACTTTGTGATGAGACCAGGCATAGCCACGCGCATGTCACACGCTGCTTGATGCAGTAAGTCAGTCCACTGAGCCGCGGATGCTGCACTACGCGCCTCTGGCGTGAGGTTAGTGGATGAGGCGGAGTTAGTCGCCATAAACATTAGCCTCCAGTCAAGAATATGCCACGCAGGGCATTTTGTGTGTATTTACGCGTGTAACCTAATACATCAGTTTGCCATACGTTGCCGCGCGTATCGCCGCGATGGTGAACCTCTGCCACTACATACTGCCCATCTTGAGCTAGTGGCATGTATGGACCTTGAGGCATTTGTCGCGTCAACTGTATTATCACAGCGTTATTGATAGCTACTAACAACGGCGGCATCTGCACCTTGAGTCGAGGGTCAAGCAACACACTGAATTCCACACCGCAGTCAGTCTGCCGCGGCGTGCCTACAATAGTATAGGAAGTGGTTGTAGATGGGGCACTACCGGTCCAGTTAGCCGGCAATGGTGGTGAGTAAGTGTAGGCTGGCGCGTCAGTTCCAGAGTCCAGTGGACCGATGGCGTAACCTTTAGGTGCCTTGAACCACTGCATGTTGTGAGTATCTGCTAACTGCCCAAAATACTTGTCGACACTGCCAAATATAACCTTGCCACGCAGGTACTTAGTATCGCCTAGCGCGGACGGTAGTGGCGCTATTGCTTGCCCGCTTATAGCCGTCAGCATCTGAGCTACTACTGTTGCCTGCGTTGTGTTTTGCGCTTGATTGAAGTTAACACGCCGTGCTATGCGCGGGTCGGTGGCTAGGCAGTGGAACGTCATCTTGAGGTCAACGACATCTTCACGTGTCAGTAGCACCTGCATTACAGCACCGCTCCAGATAACCTGCTGGTTACCGATAGACTGATAACCAGCGCTAAGCGTTACCCATTGAGCGTTAGTTAGCGCGTTCTGTATAGTAGCGTCGTCGCAGTTGTATACCGATATGTCGGCGAACCACCAAGGCGATGGAATAGCAGTCTGATGTACGTCGAACGTAATGCGCAGGGCTTCCGGCTCCCACGCGCTGCTGGACAGCACTGCGCCAGGCGAGCCAGATCCATCAGGCGTGTTATAGACAGTAAGCGTGTAGGCGCGGCCCCAGTATGGCGTAGTGGATGCTAATGACGCGGTACTCATGATGGCGTATCTCCCCAAACCAACAGGAAGTCAGAACCTAAGTCGTTCGCGCCTGGGTAATCAGCGTCAGAACTGCCAACATTCAGCAAGTAAGCGCTACCGATGGCAAGGTAGGCATGTTGAGCCAGCATGTTAGCAGCTGGATACACACCTGTCAGCATTGGCACTGAGTCAAGAAGCAGCGCTCCCTGAGCGGAGTACACCGTCATTGCCCAATGACCACTCATATAAGAGTAGTTCAGTGTAAGGTTCAAAGTCAACGGTAAACCGTCCACCGTCACCTGTACAGACAGTGATTGGTTTGGCATGGAGGTCAGCGGCACTATTTGATTAGCCAATGGGTTCCTCCGCGCCAGAGACACTGGACAGTGTGCCTGCTCCGATAACAGTCGGAGCAAGCGGATCGGCTACCTCGCCAAACTGTGCCGCTTGCGCCGTTGTCAGCGGAGTACCTGTAGTAACACCGCTGCTGGTCAACTGCGTGGTCTGCGGCAGTGCGCTGGTGGCTACCTGCTGCACATTGGCAATGAATACCTGCTTGAAAGTAACTCGGCACCGCAAGCTGGTCTTAGTTTTGTTGGTCTCTTCCGGTGTGATAGACTCGACCATCATGTTAGAATAGACTTTCAACCGCGTGCCAACACTGACTATCACGCGGCTGGTGGCCCAGGATGTTATCTCGGTAAAAGCATTGACGCTCTTTGATTTCGATGAGCCAGACCACGCGCCGGCTGCCATCGCAGCGTCAGAACTGGTACTACTAGCGTACGCTGACATAGCATCAGACATACCTATGTCAAGCGTCACGCGGGCCGGCATGGCGTAGGCGTGGTCTGATATATTAGCGCCAGTTTGTACTGGATGCTCAGTGATGTGCGCTTCTTGCTGATGCTCAACACGCATGACTGCGTCTGGAACGTACATCTGCAATGTCGTGCCGGATATTGTCACAGTCATCACGCCGCTCGCGGACGTGGTGGTAGTGTCTGCTGGCGCGTTCTGTGAACCGCTGATCAGAATGTAGTACAAAGGTGACGCCTGCCACTGCGGCGGGCGCCAGGGCGAACTGCTGGCGCCCTTTGATAGCAAAGCTGCACCAATGATCCCGGCGGCCATTAAGCGAATGCTCCTTGGAACTCAAGAAGGTTACGCTGAGTAGCTGTGCGCAGCCCATCTAGAACACCGGCCGACACGCGCGCCTGCACTTCTTGCGGACTAGCATTAGGCTGGTTGATGTGAACGTTGACGGAGCCGATAGTTACTGCCTGCGAATCATCGCCATATGACTTCTGATACTGCTTGTCCCACCGTTCCACGCCCGCTGTGTAGTTACTTTGTGTATCGGCGTAGTAACCACCCTGCTTCAACCGCCCGGCGAAGTCTTCAGGCGACGTCGCTTGTTCTATACCAGAGTAACGGCCGCCTGGCCGCATCATGTTGGCATAGTAATCACCAAACTCGTCCAGCGAAGAGAAATTGCGGTAGTCCTTGCCGTGCCCACCTGGAATGTTGACTCCAGCTAGATTGTTTGTGCCGCCAAGATGCTTAAACCCGCCGGTCTCATGCGCCCACTGAGACCACAGCAGGTCTGGGGCAATGCCGGTCTTTGCCGATACACGCTGCGCTAGCGCTGCCGCTTGTTGGGCCGTAGCCTGGGCATCGCCAGTTGGTTCGGCGCCGCCTTCATAAGTGGCCTTTCTATGCCCACGCCACAAGTCCAGGCCACCTCCAGCTACAGCGCCTACACCGGCACCGATCAGCGTACCTTCTGGACCAAAGAATGAACCTAGCTTAGCACCGGTCAGCGTTCCAGTGATAGTAGCTGCACTCGGAGATAAGAATTTCTCGATGGCAATGAGTTTTTCTAACAACCAAGCTACGGCATTCGCGCAGTGTTCTATGGCTACTGCGAACCGTTCCCACTTGGGTAGGCTTTTGTCGACCTCGTCACCAGAGAAGGCGTCAATGACATCTGCAAAATCTACCGCCAAATTACCTAGCAGTTCACCGGTATCCTTCAACACTCGCCATACAGCTTTGAGTATTGGAACTAGGTGCTTATTTATCTTTTCAGTAATCTCCGGCAAATGGTCAGCGAACCAATCATTGAACCGCTGCAACTTATCAATCCACAAATCAATCTGCGGGCCGAAAGCATTCAGCAGTCCGTTCATGACTGACTGCTTCAAATACTGAAGGCTAACCTCCATCTGAGTCACTTGGAAGCGCAGTTCACGAGCCTTTATCATGTTCTCTTCAAAGTTAGCGGCGTTCAAACCGCCTTCCATCGTATCTTGCAACTTCTCAAGCCGATCGGCGCGGTCGGATAGCTCCTTGTCCCAGGCAATCATGCCAAGTGGTTGGCCCAGAGCATCCATCGTGATCTTCAGCTTCTTCGCTGCGTCGGCGTTCATATACATCGTCAAGCCGAACAGACGGTACTCTTGATCAGCTGCTGCTACTGAGCCGGCCATCTCCACGGCGCTGGCTGCAATGGCTACGAATGCTGTGGTAGCAGCGACCTGCCACTTCAACAGTGATGCAGCCATCTCAAGCGCACGCGAGTCTACCTTAGCGGCGACGTCGCGAAGCACCTGCTCAAACTTCTGAAAGCTAGGAGCGTCGTAACTAGCGCCTAGACGCACGAGATATTCTTCAATGACATTCGACATGATGCTCCTCCTTCCACAGGTCTATTAGCGCGGCGCGTTTCTTTGCGACTCGCGATAATCTTCTAAACGCGCTTCGTTCTCTTCCTTAACATCTAAAAACTCATGAATGTCAAGTAAGTCCTGCACATCGTAAGTACCGTCAAACGTCTCACATTGACGCCACAGCCCGGCAACTACCGGGCGGAATAGAAAGCCATCAAGGCTAGGATATGGAGCGGCATCAAAACCTCCACTGCCTAGCCGAGAACTGCCTTCAACCCGCCCCCGTCGAAAAAATCAGCCAGATTAAAAAGAAGTGACTGCACGGTAAGTTCCATGACAGTCATCAAGTTATTGGCCAGCGCTACATCAGCGAACACGCCAGAGTCTGCCACGATGGGCATAGGAACCTCTGAGCCGTCACCAGGATCTTGCAGTTTGCCAATGACAGCTAAGCAGTTATTCTGGATGAACGAGAAAGTCTCGAAGTCCAGCCCGCGCAGGAACGCTGTGAACACAGCGGCGAGGAAGGAGTTTGAAGGTGCTCCGCCTTCTTGCGCGGCACCGGCGTTAATACCAGCAGCCAGCACGCGAGTCAGAATATAGCTGCCAACGTTAGGCCGCATCTTGCGCAGCAAGTACCGCTGCCCACTGACCTCTACGATTTTGGTTTTTTGCAGATCAGCCATGGCCTACAGCCCCAATCCTGATGCTAGTGATGTGATCGCTGTCTGCAGAGCACTGCCGGTGCTGACAACATCAGCGACCATGAGAGACCAGGTAATCTTCTGGCCGTGGGCCTGATAAGACTTGTCTGGCACCTTGGTGAATGAGCATCCAGTGCACTTATGCGTCGATCCGTCCAGCAGTGTCTGGATAGAGATAGTAATTGAGGCCCACGCTGCCACCACGCCCTGCTCAGCTAGCGTCTCAGCTAAGTTGTAGGCGTTGAGCAGCTCCTTGTGAAGCAGTGACGTCTGCTGAACTTCCAGCGTGACAGTACCATTGTTGCCTGGTACGTACGTAGGCATGACAGTGCCATCTGCAGCCACATCGTGCACAGTACGCTCTGACGCCATGGCGATGGTAATGGTTCCGGCGCCCACGTTACCACCAGTAAGCGGGATAGTGATACCCAGCAGCGGGTTGGCAATTACGCCGACGAGATCCTTAAAGCTGTAAATTGTGCCTACTGACATTGAGGCTCCTTCGTTTCTTTGTTACAAAAGTGGCTACAAGTTAACTTCCTACCGCAGTCTTAGAGCTGAGTGTATACTGCTATCGTCAAGCTGGTAACTGCACCTGCTGTAGTAATCGAGGTGTAGATCGGCATCGCCTTGCCTGCGGCGCGGTCGCCGGCTAACTGCGCCGCATAAGGCTGTGATTGATTCAACCAGCCGTTTGGCACCGCCTGCCCAGTCGAAAGGTTCAGTACCGTCGCGCCGGTCCAGATGGCCGGTGCCAAGAAGCCGATGTTGACGGCATTGGCGCACGATGTGTCGCATGCGTTAAGCAGTAGGTGCTGCCCGCCATTGGTCTGTGGCACTGCGGGGTTGGCTTGCAGCACATTCAAGCAGCTGATCTGAAGATTGGCCACCAGCATGGCCAGATTGATCCAGAGATACGACGGTGCGCCGTTGGACATGAAACCGGGTTCTAGTAACTGATATGGGCTGAAGTTGCAGTAGGCATTGAAGCCGGCACTTACGATGTTGTTGTATTGAGTCTGCGTCAATGGTTCTGCGGCAATACCAGCCAACTGCTTGTGCGCCGCGGTGAAGAAGCTGCCGGCTAGGCCAGTGTTCAACCCCATCTCAACGCCCATCAAAGCGGCAGCGGCATAAATGTTGTTGGGATACAGGCCGTTCTGCGTGGTAGAGTAAACGCCCAGTACGCGCATCTCCAACGTCTGCAGCTGTAAAGCGAGGTTGTTAGCGGTGCCGTTGATAATCGCCACGTCGCTGGACCATGCGTAGTAGCGCACGGTGGCCCACAGCGCGTCGGCCCACTCTGAAATAACCAGGTTGTCAGTATCGCCAGGGTTGTTCACCGCCAGCCCGTACCATGTCGAACTGGCTGCACGGCACGCCTGTGATGCCTGCAGCAGCGACTCACCTGCCGTGATATTGACCTTCAAGCCGGTGCCAGTAGAAGGCGACACGGCGACGGTGGGCAGCGCTGTGGCCGTTGTATAGCCAGTGCCCTGCGTTCCCGGAACGGTACCAACAGTCAGCACCTGCCCAGCGGCGCCAACGGTCAACACAGTCAGCGTGCCATAGCTGGCGCTGCCCTGCGTTACCGTGACAGTATCGAGTACTTTGTAACCGCTACCGACAAAACCAATGCTGGTCTGCGCTGCAGACACAGTAGTAATACAGGGCGAGGCAAGCACTACAACGGTGGGACTTGTGTAGGAGGCGATAGTAGTAACTAGATTCGCTCCCGCCGTGCCAGCACCAATCACAGTGACTGCACTACCGACGTCTCCAGCCGCGAAGACAGCCGTGGCTGAGGCCAGGTAGGTGGGGTTGGTGATGGATGACATGACGCCATCGTTCACCGTGCGGCCGTCTACTACAGCAGCACCGATGGCTGTCAGGTCTTGGCGCCCAATCCAGAGAAACTCCGGTGCCGGCGTCTGGCTGAAATACACCTGAGCGGCGATGTACTCCGGGCTGTTGGCGGTGAAACCGTCGCTCAGCAGGCCCATCACGCCGGTGTACTGCCGCAGCCGCGGGTTTGTGCCGTACGACGGAATGACGGCACTCGGCCCGACGAACAAGCCTTGGTTGAAACTGTTTGCTGAAGCCGCGGTGGGCGACACTGTTACTGAAATGTCGATGATATTACTGAGAGAGAGGGGAGGCATTAGAGCCATGATTGTGAGTCTCCTTGTTTAAGCTTATGCTGTTGCAGTGATGCCTGCTACTAGGTCTGACGGCGAACCGTCGTAGACCTTAATCTCTACGCTGGTTGCTGTGGTGTCGTTGATAGATTCAGTTATGGCCTCGTAGAGGTCAATGCTCAGATCTGCGCGCGCCCACCACTGAGCATTCAATTGTTCGGGCATGTAGGTGGGATCATGCGGATCTGATAGCGGGAATAAGTTTTGCAATGCTAGTAAGCCGGTGAAGTAGTCGGTAACGAAGAGCGCCGACTTGACGGCGCGCAGGTTATCGGCGGCATTAGGCCCATAGGCACACCACGCCACGCGCCAGCCGCGAGTGTAAGCCCATAACTCTGTAAGCGTGGTGTCGATGGTAGTCAGCGCCTGGTCACGCACTCGACTGTACTCATCATCGTGAACGGCACACTGCACAAAGCAGACGTCCTGCGCCGGCGATTGAGCGAATGGCTGCCCCTCGACAGGCCAGTCCACGCGCACACGGCTGAAGTCGGTAGGCGGGTTGATACCGATGGCGGCTAGCGTCCACGCTTGCATGATGATGTTCATCTGCGGCACGGTCAAAGCTGAGCTGGTAAGCGTCTGGCCTGAAGGATACGTAATGGAAGTTGTCATGGCGTGAGCAAACCTTTAATGCGCACGCTGCACGCGGCCCAATCCTTAGCCACGCACTGCTGCGCGTCTTGCAGGGTGATCTTGCCGGTGCACGCGAGGCCGCGCGGCCCACCCAGCGTATCTTCCACCTGGTGATCTTTGATGCGTGCTTCAGTCATCGGCTGCGGCCATAGGTTAGTGAGGCAATCAGGGCACCCGCCAATTTCCAAGCTGATGAGGTGGTCACCCTCGACTGAGCCATCGCATTTGGCTACCCCGTAGGCGGCGCAGACTTTGCGCTTCAGCCCGGCGAAGTTCTTAATAGCGGCGCGGATAGGGCCAGTCTTGAAGTCAGGCGCGCAAATATTCAGTTCTACGCCGTTCACCACATGCGGTGTCTTGGTGAGATCGGCAACGACGTCTGCTTTGACTGCCCCCGGTGTCGCTACAGGGTCAGGCAGTGTGTAGGTTCCACTTTGGCTGTAATGCGCCGTGGCAGGCTGCTGAGCAGATGAAGCGGTGAGGCAAAGGGCAAAAATCGTAATCGGCAGTGTAAACTTCATCCGCAAGCCTCCTCTACAGGGCCGTTCGGTGGAGCCTGGTCAGCTTCTAAGGCCTCCGTGAGGCCCGGACAGGGGAAAGTACACCTACGCGGCTGATTCGCGCGTGGCGAGGGCCTTCCAGTAACCGGCTCCGGGCGTGTGGTAGACCTGAAGCACACGATAAACCTCACCACCTGTAGCTGGGTACTGGATCTTGTCGCTGGCAGCGTTGATCCGCGTGACGTAGATGGGTACGGTACTCCAGAAGCTGCGGACCTCGCTCACACGGTCAGCTTCAGGCAGCATGGCGACTTCCTTGTTGGAAGCCTGCTGTACCGGGCCGAACTGCTGGATGGTGGAAACGGTGCTCTGGAACCCGCCGGCAATCCAGGCGCCTGCACTTCTCAGAATGGTGTATTGCTGCGGGGCGCAGAGGTCGGGGTCGGAGATCACTTCTTGCATAGAAATCATACTGACTCACGTCTACTTACTTTGGCTGCTTCAAAGGCTTTCTCAAAAGTTTCACCTTTGCCAAGCCACTTCACCGTAGTTGAAGCCGCGTAAGGCCGCACACCAACTTTGTACGTGCCCCACTTTCCATAGGCTGCACGACCAGTGTAAGCTGACGCAGGCGCTTCGACTGTCGCTAGCGTACCCCATAAAGCCTGGGCCTTCTCATAAGCGGCGTGCCAGCTCATGCCTTGGTTAATGGCATCGCTTGCTTTTGTGTTAGCCTTTATCATAGCTAATCTATCAAGATCACGCTGAAGCATGCCGGCACGTGTAGATGGGTAACTGCCAGTGTGTACAGGCGGATTACCGCTGCTCTTATGCAGACCATTCCACTTGGTCTTTCCACAAAGCCCACATTTAGGAAACTTCTCGGTTGACGCTTCTGGCATCATGAAGGCATGCTCTTTAGCTGCATTCAATACGTGGTCTAGTGCTCTATGCATTCGCGCTCTTCGGTCCACTATGCCCCCTATTTCCAGAAGTGCTCGGCGATGACTATGGCGCCAGCCACGAACAGCGGCCAGTACCTGTCCATAAAACTCTGTTCGCCAGTCTTCTCGCCGCTGTTAGTATCTTTGGCTGTGCGTAGTTCTGAAATTTCTTCTAGCAGGTGAGTGTGCTCCCGCCGATACTCTTCCTTGTCCACAAACCGATTGCGCACATCGTTTAGCTCAACCATCTTCTTGCCTAGCGCGTCCTGCGCTATCGTCACCGCTTGGCCCTCTGCGCGGTGAAGCTGCGGATGTAGCTCCATCCACATCTCAGTCTTCGCTATTCGCGCGATTAGCAGCGGCATAACATCGTGAACCTTTTCAAACTCTCTTGCAAGATGGTCTAGATCGGCCATGCAGTTATTCCTCTTTGATAATCCCTATTATCGAATTTCTTAAAGCCCCAGTGTCGATCAGCGGCCGGTTGCTGCCCTTGCGTGCGATCGTGCCAGGTGTGTTTGGTGCCCAGTGATTATCCGGTAAAGTGAACCATTTTCTAGCGGCATTCTGCCCGGCCATCGCGGCGCGCTTCATCTTCTTGACGGCCAGGTCATGGTCGCCGTCCAGTGACGCCTTCACACTAGCACCTAGTTCGCGAGAGATGATCTTCTTGTTAGTCTCATTCTCGATCGCCGGCTCAATGACAGGGCGCGCCGGGATGTACTTCAGTGGGCTACCCTTTGTGTGGATGAAGAGTAACTCTGCATTGGTGACGTCTTGCGTTGCGGCTTTCTTCAAGCGTGCCAGCTTCTTTTTGCCGCGCACCTTGCCGGCCATTTCCAGCAGCTGCTCAGCGCGGGCGGCAGTACCGGCAGCAGGAACACCGACATACGCAGCCAGCTTGGTGATACCAGCTAGGCGCTTGAATGCCGCCGCAGCGCCGGACTTACGGGCGATGGTGATTGTTGGGGAGGTCACTGTGTAAGATTACGCAAAGCAAGCTCAGCACTCATCAGTTCACTCTGAATATCAGACAGAGCATGACGCGCCTTCATTTCGCGCGGACTTTGTAAACAGCCAGATTGACCCCGCAACCGCTTGCGCGCTTCAACAGCCAGCCCAACTCTACCTCTAGCTGCATCTTCCTTATTTTTAAGACTCTCTATCTTCTTGGTAAGCTGCGCCAACGTGGGTTCGGCATCTTTCGCCCTAGTACCGCAAGAATCTATTACAGCATCCAGCGCGCGATGGAGTCTGGAGCGGCGGTCTGCATCACGGGCCGAGGCCTTAGCAGTACCTTCAACAAGTGCCTTAGCCTGCACCTTCCACTTGTAGTTATCGCCTTCAGGACGCACGTAGATGTCACCGCCTGCGATGTCTGTAACAATGGCAGGCGTGTCACTGCTGAAGCGCTTGAAGTCCTGACCAGCTTGGCCGCCTTTGCCACCGTAACCAGCTTGAATGACTACGTGGTCACCTGGTTTGAAAGTAGAGTCTTTAGCCCGTGATTTTGGATCGACCCAATAGCCAGAATGAACTACGGGGCGCTTACCGCCCTTCCACTGAAGAATGCCGCGGCTGTCTAGCTCACACTCTTGCGGCACTTCAGGTTTGGCATTGGGCCAGGCCCGCTTTTCGAAGTTATACTGTGACCGCAGGCTCTTCAGTTTATCCTCTGACCAAGTACCCATCTTCCCGCTCCTTCATGAATCACAAAATCAGTACCGGCCCGCCGCCAACCGCGCGCGCCATCGTACTTAGCTGCACGCCGTAAGCCGCATCAAATACTCCTTAGCCCAGTGTCGCGATGAGCCGTGCTTTAGCGGCTTCACGGTCCTGTACGTTCTGTGTGTGCTGTGCTTGAATAACTGCGATCTGCGCACCGGTTTCAGTCTGAGCCTTATCTGCTGCCAGGAAGTCGGTGAGCGCTTGCTGAGCTACGTTCGGGTCTACTATGGGCATTTCGGTGGTATCTCCTTAGTCATCGTCACGATAGTGAGTTTTGTGCTGCGCCTTTAACTGCTCGTCAACGGACTTTGAGCTGCTGTGATTGTAGTTGAAACGGCAGCGTGGACACTTATAACTCCAACTACCTGGCGCCGTAAAGTTCTTTTCGTCAAGATGAGCACCGCATGCATCACACTCACGGCCCTGCGGCTTGAAGTCCTTTGCCGCTTTGCGATCAAGAACGCAGTCCAGTGCGCGATGGAGCCTGGAGCGGCGGTCTGCGGAGTCTTTGGCCTTTTGGTGCTCAGGTGCTTCAATACGTAGTCCACACTTCACGCAGGGCAGGTTAGCAGAACCGCGCTTTGGTGTTTGGTATGAATGTGGCTCAATCTTCCTCAAAGCTCTGATTCTGTCCTCATTCGTAACCGCGTCTTTGGCGGTACGCAGCGCCATCAATTTATCTACCGCTACGGGCGGAAGGCCCTGGTTTATCAACCAATTACGAATACTGCCCTCAGAGTAACCACCAGCCCGCAAATCTTTAAGCATCTCTTCACGACTCTTCGCCATCTCTCATTCCTCCACTACATGATAAGCACTGGTCCACCACCGATGACTTTCGCCATCGTACTTAGCTGCACGCCGTAAGTTGTAAGTTGCCACTGCCCAAACTGCTCCAGTGATGCCAGCGCCTGATAACTCACTGACACGTCACCTACGCTCTTCGCGGTCTGCAGACCGCCGAACAACCCTTGAGCTGCGATCTGCGCACCGCTACTAACTCCTGGCGTTAGCACTTGGGTTTGAATCAGCCAGGTGGCATAAAGCTGATCACCGCTAATGGTAGGCGTCATCAACGTAATAGTAACGCCGCTCAGGGTGTAGTCCACACCGCCCGGACGGAGGTACTCACCGTTCTTGGTGAGCGTGCTGAGCGTGTCACCGGGAGGCTGTGCGCTCAAAGTGTAACTGCTGCCAGGAATTACGCCGGTCGGAACTTCACCGTGAACGGAAGACTCTAAGGCGAACCCAACCTCCGCCGCGTCGCTCTTTGCGAACAGCGTGAGGTAATGGGCGATGTACCATGCAATGGCGATGTACCATGCGTCTTGCCACCGCTCTTGCACCAGCGACGCGACGGCTAGGTTGAGGTAAAGCTGGATCACCGCAGTAGGCACTGGCGGCGCTTCATACACGGACAGAACGGCGGCGGAGGTCGTCACTAGGGCAGAGTTATTGACGGTGACGTTGCCGGCACCAATGGCTGTGATCACCGTGCCCTTAGGGAAGTTGCCAGGTGACTGCAGGAACTGTCCGTAGCTCAGGCCGGTGGTGCTAGCAACCGTGATGGTGGGGCTGCCTGCTGCGATGGAGCAACCGCCAACGGTAGTGGGCAGCCCGAAGAACTTGTGGTAGACAGACAGGAAGTCATCCAGATAGTACGGAGGATTCTGGCCGAACACAAAGCCGACTGAACCACCTCGGCCGCAGTCGGCGAAGAATCCGTTCTCAGCGCCCCAGGCAGTCTGCAGCCACAAATCGAAGTTCGGCCAGTTTCCCATAGTACTCCTTGTTACTTCGTCAAGCCCAACTTGGCGCCACGTGAAGACTTCTTGGCAGGTGCCTTGGCCGCTTCTGGTTCGTCATCCTCGTCGTCCTCGTCGTCCTCGGTTACTCCGCCGTCTTCAGGCACCTTGCCATCCGGTTCCGGTTCCGGTTCCGGTTCCGCTACAACGGCTGCGATGGGTTCAGGCGGCGTAAGGTTCACGATGCTGCCATCCTTGATACTCAGCTGGTAAGTCTGCGTCTCAGCGACCCAGGCCGGAACTTGGATGGGGCCTTCTTTTGTGGGGCCAGTAACGAAGCGACGCTCGCCGTTTTCTCCGCTGTGAAGCAGGAACAACTTGGCGCGCTTGAAGTACAGTGTTAGCATTTTCGTTTTACTCATAGCTGGTATTATCTCTCTTCTGCCTTGCTCAGAAGGCTGGTTAGGGAAGTGCTGCGCGGCGGTGATGGGTGTCTTACCAAAGCGGCCTGCAAGGTGACCGGGATGGTCTGACGCTTATAACCGCCGCGCAACTTCAGTGATGTGCTTTGAGGCACAAGAAAGCCCACAGCCGATGTAGCCGTGGGCTTAGTAGAATTGATGGTTCACGCTTTCTTGCGCGTACCATTAGGATGCGTCTTATGCCAATAGACTTTGTGGGCCTCTGGCGTCATGGCTGCGTAGCGTGCTTTCCCGCTAATGCTTTGCTTCATACGCTCTGCCGGGTCCTTATAACGCTGTGTCTGCGCTATACTCTGATGTACGCGCTCTGCAGGGTTAGACCAACGACGACAATTACCGGCACTTGTTTTTTCGTGCTCTGCCGGATCACTGTAGCGCCGTAATTGCATTGCACTTCGTTTTGCACATTCAGCAGGGTCTTTGCATAATAGTATCTGGCTAGCCCGCTGTTTCTCATGCTCCGCTGGATTAGCGTAACGCCATAGTTGACCGTCCTGCATCTTCGCACGTTCAGCTGGGTCTTCAAAACGACGCTTTACACCAATACTCATCTTTTTACGCGACGCCTTAGAGTGCTTACCACGAAAACCCTCACCGCCAACAGTAAGATTGTAACTTTTATCGCCCAATAAATCAGCGTTATATGTATGAAGTTTCTTAATGTAAGAGACTTCTTTTTCAAGTAGGTTTTTGCGTGGTCCGCGCCAGATTACTTCAAACTTAAAGCTCTTCCAATGCTTATCAATCTTCCACGCTTTGCGCATAGCGCGATGGAGTGGACCCTTTGACACGCCAGTACAAGCATGCCAAATATGCTTCTTCCACCTATTAGTCTCCGGTTTACCAGTGGTATCACATCCTACGTAGCGTTTACCATTTACTAAATTAGTAATTAGATAAACACAACCCCAACCTTCTCGATGTTTTCTCATGATTACCTTCATGTACCATTTAAGAATTCAGGGAAGCGCGGCTGGTAAGACCGCGCTTCTCATGCAAGGTCATGACCCCTGCACTATCCCTGTAATTATTATACCTCAGTTTGCCGCTTTGTGCCGACTAAATTCCGTCAGCATACACGGCAGTGCTTGGCCGCTTGAAAATGACCTGTGAAATGCAGCCTGCAAACATCGTTTCATAGGCGCCGCCACGCCGTGTAGTAGGCACTGTCATAGCGGTTGTCATCGGTTGGGGCACCTTGAGGTACAGTGCTTTTTTCTGGTTGTGATAAAACACGGCGCGATCCAGTCCGTTACCAGTCTGCCCAGCCGTCGCAGTGTTGCCGACGCCCTGACCACTGATCCACGGGTTGGGGAGGAAGTCAATGGAAAATTTTACGCCGTGATGGGCCGCGACGCAGTTCTCTTCCACATACTTGATGATTGATGTCGCGACCGGCGCCCCGCCAATGGCCATCGGTTGGGTCAAGTACGCAAATTGAGTGTAAGGAATCAGCAGATGGTCAGCCATACCTTCAGAGGCGTCATATCCACTGTTCTGAACGGTCTGGTTGAGCGCAGTGTTGATGTCGGCTAGAATCTCCTGGGGTGTCTTCTTGCTCCAGTTGGTGCTGCCGCTGCCGCCGCCTGCTACTGTATATTCGTACACATTGGGGTTGTTGATGAGCGCGGGATCGCCCAGGAACCCAGCGTAGACAACGAAGTCCAGCGCCTTTGCCCAGTTCGTCTCCACGCTCTCCTCGTACAGTTCTTGCAAGCTGAACGGAGGCGCTTGTCCGACTCGCAGCGCTGTTTCCATGCGCTTAAGATCGATCCAAGTGATCGTCATTCCCATGGCCCATGTATACGTGCGCCAGATACCCTTCTGAATGTCAGCCTGCGCAGACGGAATGTCAGTATTACTGGTTCCTTGCAAACCAAAATACTGAGTGCCGGTGGTTGCGTAATTACTGGCGAACGCCGTGATGAACTCGGGGAAGCCTCCGCCTACTTCAACAGCGATGTCGCGCTTGTGCGTCACCGCCTGCAATGGACGTACGAGGTCCGTGTCGATAAGTTCCAGGTTGCTCTGCAGGAACGCGAAGCCAGTTGCTCCGGCAGCGTCAAAAACCCGCGCGCGACCTGGAGCCGCGCCGTGATTGCGATTGTTACGAATCATGGTAAGCTGTTCTCCTTCTTAGGCCGCGTTGCGGACCTTGATTGTGATTTCAAGCATGTTGTTGGCGTCGACGTAACCAGTGCGCGCAACCACGTTCGGCAGCGCGATGAGGTTGCTGAAAGTCAGCACGCTGGTGGCTGTGATAGCAGTGGTGAGGCCAGAGCTGATAACGATCGTTGTGTACGAACCGGCCGTGCCCGTGCCACTCACGACGTAGCTGCCAGGAGCGATGCCAGGGCCAGTAACCACCATGCCGACATAGACACCCGTAAAGGTGATGCCGGTCAAAGAGGTCGCAGCCGCGGCAGCCGCGGTGATGCCGTTCAACGTGAACAAGTCAGTAGCGACGGGGTTGGTTTCCCAGTCACCGATAAGGCCCGCAGAGACAGCCGTATTGAGGACGGCGCGAGTGTAGACCTGTGCACCGGCAGCAGGAGCGCCGACGCTGAGCAGGATGGTTCCTGCACCGCGCTCTAGCACCTCAGCCATCTGCAGGTTGGCATAGCTGCCGACCGACTGAACGCCCGGCGTGCCTGCGCCATAGCTCGAAGACCCTTGGTAAGTGAGCTGAGTCTTGACTTCACGGACGGCCATGCCGGCGAAGTAGTTAGCGATGTTGGCGGTGTTGGCGATGGTGGCGATGTAGTCCTTCACCGAAGTGAAAGCGCCGCCGCTGTTCGTGGTGCTCGGAATAACAACCGCCGGGTCGCCGAAGTTGAGGGTGTTGGTGGACGTCAGCGGCACGAACGAACGCGCCGTGATGATCGTATCACCGAAGCGAGAGACCGCCCCAGGGAAGCCGATATTCGGCCCAGTGACGGGAATGACCTGACCAAAAGCATACTGGGTCATTGTTACTTGCCTCCTTTATGGGCATTGTGTGCAGCATCGTATGCGGCCTGTATGTCCGCAATACGCTTGTCAGCGCCGGCAGCGCCAGAATCAGCGGCATGGGCGCGGTTGAGTGGTGCGCGAGGCAGCTTGCTATCACGTGCACGGGCTGCTCCGGCAAAGCTGCCGTAACCGCCGTTGCTGGCGCGAGAGCTGCGGGTAACGCTGCTCAGCGCCGAGTTGAAAGCGTCCTGCACCTTACTATCCTTGCAGCGGGCCACGACCGGCCGAAGCATCTTCAGCACCGCAGCGGCGCCGTCAGCAGCGCGGGCGCGGTCCTTAGCATGGCGCTTGTCACCCACAGGCTCCAAGTCCTCTTCGCCCTCTTCAAGGTCGTCGTCCTCAGCGCCCTCTTCTTCTTCGAGTTCCTCAGGATCTTCGTCCTTGGCGTCCTCAGCTTCAGGCTCTTCATTGCCGAGAACTTCATCCAAAGGCGCGGCATCAACTACCGGCTCATCCTCTTCCTCGAGGTCTTCGTCGCTAGCATGCGCCGGCTCTTTCTCCTCTTCAGAGAAGAACTGGCCGAGCAGGGACTTCAGCTCTTCCAGGTCAGCGTCGTTAACCTTGCGGTCCTTTGCGCGGTGCTTGTCGCCGGCTTCTTCCTGGTCAATGAGGTCGTCCAGGGCGTCGTGCATGGCCTTGCGTTTGCCGTCCATTACTGGTTCGTCCTCCTCGTCAAGCTCGGCATCGCGCAGCTTGCGATCACGTGCCTTGCGCTTGGCGTCTGCCACCTCTTCGTCATGGTCGTCTTCTTCCATGAGCTCATTGTCGCGGGCCTTGCGGTCTCGCGCCTTCTTGTCCTCAGCGGGCGGAGGTGATTGCTTAATGGCCTCAGCCGCCTCAGCCAACGCTTCTGGCTCCGCATCGGTAGCATAAGCCTTCAGGCCCAGACCGAGCAGGTGCTTCAAAACATTCGCCACGGGTTTGTTCTCCTTTTTCGAGGGTTGTACAGCGGTTGAGGTTTTAGACGTCGCCGCCCTTTCGACGGCGGGCGGCGCTATGGAACTAATGGGCGGTGAACTTGTAGGGTCAGGGGCGGAGTCGCCGATGGCTACTTCCAAACCGGCGCGGCCCTTGGGGACAATGGCGGCGTGGTTGCCGACCATATTGCATTGAATGATCTTCTTGCCGTCTCGCGCGATTGAGAAGTCATAGCCAAGGCTGACATCACGCGAAGTCTTATTGCGGACCTTATCGATAAGCGGCGCCCGCGAGATCACAAGGTCGGCGATCACTGGCCACTCACCGCTGTCCAGCTGCTCATCGCCTTTGCGCACATTCTGGATGTGGCCGCAGGCATACTCGGCAAAGTTGTTTGGAGTGATAAAGCCAGGCGGATGGTTGTCTGCGATTGGCTTGCCGTTCAGCGATGCCAAGAACTCTGGCGCGAACACTTCGCTCGCCGGCCGGTACAAGTCAATAAGCGCCGATGGGTTGCCGATGTCAATGCCCAGGTCCTCCGCGCTCTCCTGCGGCAGGTCGCGCACAGCATACTCTTGGAAACCAGTCCGCGCAATGGGACAGCCAACCACGATAAGGAAACCCTCTGGCGTCTCGCTGATGTGCTCACTGAGTTGAGATACCAAGTAGCCATGAGCAGTCTGCGTGGCGTCGATCACTTCTTCGTTATTGGGCATGTAGAGTCCTTATTACTTAGTGACTTTGACTGGAAGCGGGAGAGCGTCTTTTGCCTTATCTTTCCAGTAATGCACATCCGCCCTCTGGTACAGTACCTGGGCCTTATTGTCTAAGCGAGTGAACTCTGACTTTGACAGTGCTTTTGGTCCTTTGTTGCCGACTTCTATTGCAGCAAGGTATTTCTTGCCATCAGGCGAAGACTCAAAAGCTTTTACAGCGCGCTCGCCCTCGTCAGCTTTATCGTATGGATCAAATGAAGCGTCTTTCGCCCTGGCGGAGTTAGGGATGCACATACCGCTAATACGCTCACGCGCAGAACTATTTATCTGCGCCCAGGACTTTCTAGCCCACATGTGCGCATCGTCCTCATCGAAGTCATCAAGTAACCAACCTACGCGCGTCTGTGGGCTTGCAGCATTCCAGGTGCGCTCGTCGCGCGGGTCAGTGGCATCCTTTCCCACTGTAAGTGGTTCCACTACCTCTTCCCCAGTCTTCGCGTCATGCGCCACCCGAACACGCTCGCCAGCCCGCGTCCGTTCTACAGCACTTCGCAACGCCGGACCAGCAGCGTCGAATGCCTGGACCTTGCCGACTGATGGGTGCTCGTACTGCCCATGGTAGCTGCGCACGGCCTGACGCTGGCACTCGGCAATTCCGTCCCTGGCGATCTGCTCATTATGCTGATCGCCGACCTTACGGAAGCCTGAGGCAGCTTGGCGATAAGAGTCCATCGCTATGGCGTGATTGCCTGTGACTTCTTGGTGCTGGGCCGTGTACAGTGAGATTGGCGAAGCTGAATCATAAGCCTTGCCAGACCGCGCGGCTTTCAAGGCGGCATCGACTTCGGCTACAAGGTTTGGGTCGCTCTTGAATAAGCCGCGTGCCTGTTCATATAGCCTAATAGCTGTAGGAAAGTCGCCCGCTTGCGCAGCTTTATCGCCGCGTTCAGCGACTTTCTTGCCATTGTGCAACATCACTTCATTTTCAGAGTTGTTATAAGCTTGACCCACTGTCACGCCATCCTTTGCAAGAGCTTTACCAGTGACAACGATGTTTCTACCTCCACTAACAGGTTTGATGTCATAGCGATCACCATCAGCAGTAGCGCCTGTATGATAAACAGCCACAACTTCGCAAGCCTCACCTTTGTAGGTGACTTTATCACCTACGTCAAATGTAGAGGAGTCCTTCGCTTGTGTTTTCAAGAAACGCTCCAGATCGGCCATCTTTTCAACCTGTCGATGATCAGGGAATTTAATTGCTTTGAGCCGCGTAAGTTCCTGGCGCAGGCCTTCAGTAGCGCTTTTGGCTTGCTCTTCACTATAGGGCGGAAGAGAGTAGTCCTTTGCCTTCTTTGTGGTCTCAGCTTTGTACTCGCGCAATGCTTCAGCACGTGTTGGATAGCCGCCGTATGTTTCACCATTTAGCTTGAAGTAGTAGCCGGCGATGTTTCGGCCTATGCTAGGTTCAGCGTCCTTCCCCAATGGATACGCTTTCACCTTCTCCCCCATCTCTCTCAGCGCCTGCTCATGCGCGCGCAGTTTATTGGTCGTATCGCCAGGCTTTTCTTTTTCAAGTTGCGCCTGAATCTTCTTGCGGCGCTTGAAGTATTCGTCCTCGTCGGAACGGGGAGAGTCGGTGGCATGGAATTTGTTTCCAACGGCGACAGCCTTACCAGACATGGCACAGCGCTCATTAGATGAATTTCCCTCACCACTATGATTCAAGAATTTCCCTTCAACCACACCTACGTATTTTTTACACGTTGGGCACTGTGCACCATGACCAACGTCCTTCCCCTTCACCGCAATAGGAAGCGGGAGGGCGTCTAGCCCGTGATTAGCGTGCCCATCAGGCGTGGTGTCTGGGATTCCTTCTTTGCGCATGAACGTTTTCAGCGCGGCTTTTGTGCCTTTATTAAAAACGGTGTACTTCTTTTTATTACCGTTCATGTCAGGCGCTTCAGTGGTCACACTCCAGGAGCCGTCACTGTTTTGCTGAATGTCATACTCTTGGCCCTTGGTACTGCGTGCCCAGTAGGAGTCGTCCTTCGCCTTCCCCACAGGAAGCGGAAGGGCGGCTTCTTTTGCGGCGCGGTGTTCGGCACGCTTCTGCATCGGCGCAATCGCCGCCTCAGCTGCTGATTTAGAGTAATAACCCTCACCTACAACAGTGTGGTCAGGTCGATACACGAACCACCTTACTCCGCGCTGCGCAATGTAGTAACCAGAGTCAGCGGCCTCATCCCTCCCCTTCACCGCAACAGGAAGCGGGATGGCGTCTCTCATGGTGGCCTTCTTGCCATTGTTATAGATACTGTGTGTTTTCCAAGTGGTACCGCCGTCAGTGCTCACCTTGATCTTGGCCTGGCCATCGAGTGACTTAGCGTCCCTGACGGCGCTAGGCAGTGTATCGAACTTCTTGCCCTCTACCATGTAAGTTGGCGCTTGGGCATCACTCCCCTTCACTGCACCCTTTCGCTTTGATGCTTCCAGGTATTGCTTCAACTCTCGCAAGTCTTCACCCTCAGCGCCCGCCTTGATGGCGTCTTCACACATATCGATGCACATGCCATAGTCACGCTGTGTCCACGCGACTCTGACGTCTTTCAACAGTTTGCTTGCATAGCCACTGTCATTCACCGGCACAGGGCGAAGGGAGTCTCTGCTTTGTGCACGTTTAATTTCGTACTTCAAATCTTTGATTTTTTCTTCAATCTCACGCGTGTTACCACCATGTTGTGAATGCCCTGGCTTGCGTACTTCGCGTAAAATACTTTCTTCCTCGGCTAGTTCACGTTGCAGACTGCCAAGCGACCGGTCGTCCTTCCCACCCGCCTTGTTCAGCGCGATCGCGACAGCCTGCTTCTTCGGCTTCCCAGCTTCTTCCTCAACCTTGATGTTGTGTCCGATGTTCTTCTTTCCAGCGAGTAGCGGCATGGCGGTGGTGCTCCTTCTTTGGTTATTGAGTTAGGCGCGGCCATGCCGCTGTCTTGGAGGTGTTACTCCGGTTGATTGAGAATCGCGTCCAACTCTTCTATAGTGGGCAGTGGCGCAGTGATATTGCGCACAGGCTGGCTCAGTACGCCCATCACGTCATCGAGGTGCAGGCACTCTTTCAGGTTTGGGCAAGGGTCACCGACCGATGTAGGAGCGAGTCGCCCATTACAGTAGTCATTGCCAGCCACTGCATCGTAGAGAATACCCACCATCGGATTCCCATAACTCGGCAGCAAAATAACCTTGTCGCCGTTCTTTGCTTCACGTCCGTTTTTGTAATGCATCAGTGCATGTTCCTCTCGTACCAAGTAAGGTCCGGCTTCGGCGGAACCCTAACGCCGCCTATCACAGGTGGAAGTGTTGGGTGCTTCTTAGTGCTAGTCTTTACCTTCATAGCACTTAGTGCGCAGTGCCAGTAGTGAGGCTGACGGTGGATGTGCATCCTGGGACGCCTGTCATCATTGCGATATAGGTGAAACTGCCAGTGTGAATGTCTACCACCAGTGCCTGTCCCGGCATAACCACGGTGCCGTTGGGATTCACCACAGTTACTGCGCTGCTTGTGCCCAGGTTGAAGTACACCGGCAGGTTGCCCACGTTCTGGATAAGCAGGGCAGTATCGGTGGAGACCGTGGTGCCAGGCAGTAGGACGGCCGCGGTGGTACTGCCTACGCTTGTGCCGATGGAGGCGTCGATGGTGATGAAATTGAGTGCCATGTTTCTCCTTGCTACTTAGTGACTGGTTTACTCATACTCTGGTGCTTCAGCGCCTGAACCACTGCACACCTTGCCATTCAGGTAGTGCCGCGAAAGAACACCCCGTACATTTGGTATGTACTGGCGGCAGACCTTGCATAAACTCACGGCATCCTTCGCTCTCCCACGCGCCGAGTCCATCACCGCATCCAAAGCCCTGTGGAGCCGCGTGCGGCGGGAGTCGGTGGCATCATATCCGCGTGTATTACCAATCTTCCACTCACCTGTTCTGCGCGTGCTTACCAAGAACTTCAAAGCTATGCGCGTCCCATTTGAAAGCGTGGCTGTATCGCTGCCGATGCTCTCAATAGTGACGCCACCGACTTTATCGCCAACGCACGGCCTGTACCCTGTAGGATTCGTTATGATACCGGAGTCGGTGGCTTTAACGGCACCTTTACGCTTGCAGGCTTCAAGGTACTGCTTTGCCTCGCGTAAATCTTCACCATCAGCACCCGCCGCAATTGCATCTTGACAATCATCAATACAATCGCCATATGAATGCATCTGCCAATGCTCGCGCGCTTCACGCAGAAACTTCTGCGCTCTATCTGAGTAATCCTTCGCTCTGCGGGAATCAGTGGCCTTCTTAGGCTCACCAAGACTTTCCTTCACGCCCTTAAAAAGTTGGTTTGCTAACCGTATGGCGTCTGGCTCAGGAATACCTCGCTGCTTCAACTTATAAACGTAAGTTTGTAACGCATCTGCCACAGCGTCCTTCGCTCTCGTCACTACGCTACCACCCTTCTTGCTCAACTTACCGAGCCGTTCCAGTTCATTGAATGCAGTTTCGAGCAGCACATCGCGCTGCTGCGGTGGGCGGTCAATAAACGCTTTGATGTCAATGCCCAGAGTATCGAGTAGTGATTGCATAGAATACTTGTCAAGCTGTCTTGTAGAAAGCCTGTCTTGTGTCCTAGTAGCTGAGTCACGTGCACCAGGCTTTAAGCTCCTGGCTAGCTCACCGCGTCTCACGGCTTTGTGGTATGCTTCACGTAGTTCAGATTCTTTCTTCGGGTCTTTATTCAGTATCCAGGCGAGACGCGCTTGATTTTCAGGCGAAGCGTCGCTCCCGCGCGAAGTTCCAGATTTTCTCATTTTATCAATCACCGAGTGTGCTATACTAAAGGCGCAGTCTTGATATGCTATTGCGCGGCCAAAATCATTTGACTTAGCGAATTGCTCGGCCTGCTTCAAAGCGTCTTTTGCAGTCTGGAGTTTCTTCTGCCAGTAAACAGGGTCATCATCCAGTTTGGCATTGCTGAGAAGTGCCTCGGCTTGCCTTACCAAATCAACGACAGCTTGATGGGTGGCACGATAACTCGCCGCCTTATTTTGATCAAAGCGCGCGGGGTTGTTATAGATGTCATCATGTTTAGCTCGCAGAAGTTCAGCAGCGGAGTTAAGGCGCTTGCCAGAGAGCACATCTTTCGCCTCACCCTTCACCCTAGTCAGCACCCCATACTTCAAAGGTTTAACCAAGCCGCGTCCAGTCCCGTCCATAGGATGAGGGTCCATTTTTACTACGCCGTCAACTCCCACTACAGCGTGCATTCCACCGCGCGGCGAGATTCCTAGAATAAGGTGCTCTCCGACTGGTGGTTGCTCGGCATCATACGGAAGCTCTTCATAACGGAGGCCGTGCTTGGCAAGGAACGTGTTAACATATGGGTCCTCGTTGGCGTCTAGGAAGTCTGGTACATCAGATTCTTGGAGATTGAGGATGGAAGCTAGTGAAGTGCGGAAGCATGTTCCCGTGCCGCCTGTTCTCGATTGTGTGAGCTTCCGCACTTACAGCCTCCTACGCCATTACTCCACTAGCCGTATCTGGTACATGTTGATGCTCAAGTTCCCGCTCTTCACGCCACAGCAGCAGGTTCAGCGGATTAGATCTGACCGGAACGTAACGGCCATCATCGCCTAGAGGCGCGGCGTTTGGAGCAGTAACTTTCTGATGACAAGTTGGACAGCTGTATGTGAACGACCGACCGCATTGACACATTTTGAATAGCATCAGGGTTTCACCGTTCCGGCTGGTTTACTCATGTCATGCTTTTTGAGCCACTTCTTGAAATCGTCAACTTGCATTGGTGTCACATCCATGTAGATGGAGCAAGCGCGGTCGTGGCCGGCATTGAATGCCTTGATGGCGTCATCCATAGATGAATAACCGACAAAACACTTGTGCTCGTCAAACCCACGCCGTGGCGGCAAATGCTTCTGATCGAAGATGTAAACCCAGGTAGACGCTGGATCAGGCCCGATGCAGATGTCGAGCGAATCACCGTCCGCACCAGGAATGCCGTCAAAGTAGCCGTAGTCATACGCCATGCGCACTCGCCAGCCTTGCCCTGTGCGCCATTGGCCGCGTTTCTGCTCGATGACCACTGGAAGGCCGTGGATAGTTTTAGTTTCAACTGCGGGGCCGTCGGCGTCGCGGGCCTGGCCTGTGTCACCAACGAAACCACGACTTCTAGCGTATGCTTTACATTTAGCCGGATCAACACCGTACTGGTCTGCGTAGATATACAGGTTATCAAATGCGCGCCTATAAAGCAGTGCTACACCTTCGTCAGTACCGCGCAGTGCTTTTGGCAATGTTTCCGCTTCATTATCGCAAGCTTCCAGCCAGATAAGCTCGGGCGTCATCTTAGTGTCTTCGGCCCTCGTACGCGCCTTCCCCTGAGCACGCTGTACATACTTTAATACTTGCTGCTGCACATGCTCTGGCTTGAACCCGCGCTCAGTAGTAACATAGGCACCCCTAACCCACACACCCATTTCATACTGTCCGTTGCCGCTCACTGTCGCTCGCAAGTCCAGGTCAGGTTTGCGCGCGCCAGGCGCCTCTGTCCCAAACCAAACAATGTAGGCATAGTTTGAATCACTTGTTATTCGGAAGCCAGCGCTACGCAGCGCCTCTACTGTTGCCAGTTTAGCCGCACTCCATGGTTTGACGTCGTTCGCCCTTCCGCGTCTATAAGCATCAGAACAAGACGGGCAGACTACCGAGCCGTTCACGTCATCGCCATCCAAGTCAGCGGCACACCATTGGCACTTGGTGACGCCCTTGCGGAGGTCGGCATCTTGTGCGAAGCCTCTAGACCGTGCATACGCCATACATTTAGCTGGGTCAACGTGAGCCTGCTCTGCATAAAAGCTGAGGTTTCTAACTACACGTTTATGAAGTTCGATCTCGCCTTGTTCCGTACCCCGCAGTGCTTTTGGCAGTGTTAAAGCCTCATTGTCACAGGCGTCCAACCAAACAAGCTCAGCGCGAGTTGTCGCATACTTAGACCCGGCATCCTTCGCCTTTGAAGTGCCTTCCGAACCCTCCTCCACAGACCCATTTGGTGGAGCCTGGTGACCCTGTGGCTCATCCGCCTCACCCGGCTGGCCGTTTACCTTACCGGCCTTATTCTCTTCCGTCAGGGCCTTAGCGGGCGAGGACGCAGGATTCAGCCCTCCGCCCTCAGCACCGAATAACCCTTCGCCCATTTCGCCTTCGGCTTGGACCTTGTCACTAAGCTTCTCGATGTCCTCGTCAGTGATGTTGGTGAAGATCTCGGTGCGGGTGCTGGACTGCTTCAGTTCCTTGGCGAATGTGCGCAGGCTGATGCCGCCTGCATTCAACGCCACTACGGCGGTATCTACTACGGTCTTAGCCAGCTCAGCCTTCTCTTTGTCATCCAGCACGCGGATGGAGGGGAACAGTAGGTCAAGGTCGTCCGGCACTTCTCCCAACTCGCTCATACACAGGACCGGGTACAGCTTTTCCAAAGCTGGCCGCAATGTAACGTCGGACTCAGTGGAGATGGTCTCTTCGTAAATCTTCTCGTCACCGTCACCGGCCTGTCCGAGCCCGCTGTAAGTACGGCCCCACAACCGAGTGACCGGCATCTTGGCGGCACCGCTAATAGCCAACTGCCACATCTGCATCATGTCCGACAAGCCGGCGAAGCTATACTGCGTTTGGCTCAGCTCACCGTCCTTCTCGAGCAGCGCGAGGCTTTGATTCGACAGCATCTCATTGAACCGCTGCATGCGCTGCTCGAACTTCTGCGCCGCTGCTTGGTTCATACTGAGACCGGACATCATGCCGGCAAGGTCTGGCGCCTTCATCCCAAGAATGTTAGCTCTGAAGGAAAGCGACAATGCGTTCGACGTCAGCGTGTCATAACCTTGAATGGTTTGAATCACTGGAGCTAGGACGCTGATGCCCCAATCCTGATAAGCTGAGTTCTCCGGCTCCGGCATTCGCGGGCCGCTAAAACGAAGGATGCGGCTGTTGTGCACTTTGAAGCTGTCGCCGCCTTTGACCTTAACTTCGTAGAATTCTGAATGACCAAAGTCCAATGGGCGATTGAGGTCGTCGCAAACGTCGCCCGTTGGTGAGATCCCACTCCAGCGATCGAAGGTGATAAGACCTGCGTAGTCATGAATACCCACGCTGTCAAGTTCTAGGGGTTGATCCAGTTCTTTGTCTTGCTTCTTGATAGCGATCAGCGCGCCTGCGCCGCCAAACAACCGCGCCTTCTCAATAGCCTCGCGAACCTTACTGCGCGTGTTGGTGCGGCGAACGGCGCGATCGATACGCGTAAGATCTTCAGGATCAATGTCGCTAGTGATCTTCGGCCAAGTCTTGACGATATCCTCAGCGGGCGCGCAGACGATGCGGCGGGCGATCCAGGACGACTCGAAGAAGGAGATGATAGCCCAAAAATTAAGCGAGAACCGCATTAGCGGGTATTCAGCATAGTTCTCAAGGCTGGAAGTGCCATAACCCGTGCGTGCCGCTGGGTTGCTGAAGACGTCGATGGCATGGGCCAAGTTGGAGGTAGTGGGTCCTATCAAACCAAGATGATCTTCTTGCTTAGTGATCTTACTGCGCTTTGAATACTGTGCGCCAACGGGCGCTGTGCGGGCGTCGAACAATGTGTCAAGAGCGGAGCGGGCCGCTTTGTTTTTGCTAGATGGCATAACTCAGCGGCCCTCCTTTCCCTTGTTAGGTGTATGTGGTCGACTTAGACTGAAACTGTGAATGATGCTGTCGCAGGTGTACTACTGACGCACTCCGGCAATCGCTGCAAATCATCGGTCAGGCGGCTGTGTACACCGAACTTACTCAGATCGATGTGCCAGGTTGGCCAGCCATTTTGCAATCGTTCCAGCGCGCTCAGCCACGCGCCATCTTCAGTGGCGGCGAAAGTAGAGTTTGCACTAATAACGAGGTAACTACCGCCTTCCACATCAGATCGCAATCGTTCGCCTAGCACCACAAAACCTACATGACCAAGCATAACGGCATTAGCCAGTGGAAAGTCCTCAGTTACACGCGAACTAGCTGAAAAACTTTTACGCGCCAGTACTAGTTTGGGGTCACAGACGTGTGGGTACCATTCTGTATTGGGGTAAATAGGTCCGACTGGATTGTTGAACGCCGTCCCGCCCCACTCAGTTCCCATCTTGACAATAAGTTCGCCGCAATTCTCACAAGTGTGCGGCCCGTAATAAACGATTTTCGAATTTCTAAACGTAATCAATGCCATTTGCGTATTCTCCTGCGTAAGTAGGTCGCGCGCTGTCAAGTCGAATGCTACAAATACCGCGCATTAAGTATTCGTATCACTATGGACTACTTATCAGGCGCTTCCAACTCAGTTTTCGCGGCGTACGCATCAAGCCGCGCGTTCATCACGTCGTCAAGCGTAAAGCCCTTTTCAATTTCGCACTTACTAAGTGTCGGCTCTGTTCCAGTGAAACTCAACTTTGTACAAACGGCAACCTGTTCACCCGTCGGTTTGTACAAAGTAAGACTAGTGGGCATGCTGAGCGGCGCCGTAACACCCGACTGAACGAGCCGGGGCGCGGCTGATGTAGGAGGAGCATGAACTGACACGCTCAGTACAAGCGCAAGCAGAAAGTACATACTCAGACCTCCGTGCCCAGATTCACTTCATCAGAGGTAAGCCAGATGACTTCATCTTCACTATAGCACCGCGGTTTGATATCGCCGCCCTGCTTGACGAAGGCCCAGAGCACGCGCTTGCTAGGCGAAACGATCTCACGCAAGATGGCAGCATCAAGTTCCATACCGTTGATGACAAGGATGTCGTTTTTACTAACAATGAGGCGCCATCGTGCGGGCGCGACCGTGCCGCTAGGCCGTGTTACGCCCGCCGTGTGGGTCAAGCGCTTAATCATTGCTGGACGTAAGTTAGGACGCCGATCTGCGTACCAGCGCCGCCGTTGACAAGGCAAAGCCCTGAGCCAGCCGGCGCAGTAAATGTAGTTCCGCCCCACCCCATCGTAAGCCACATGCCCGCAGTAGGCACGATAGTGCCTGTCAAAGCGGTTGGCGACGTGCAGGTAGTGCTGCCGCCCGATTCAAACGCCGCGGTAGCAGTAGTGGCGGAGATGCCCATGGCGACATTGCAAACGTAGATAGCCTTGCCAGCTGACACTGCAACAAGCTGCGTTGTACCGGCGCCGCTCGTACTGATAACGACAGACGACTTCACCACATTAGGGTTCACGCATGGATCACCGCCGATTGTGTGCGTAACGACGATGAGCGCTGGACTGAATGTTACATTGATAGTACCAGCGGTTGGGTATGTAGTACAGGCGTACGTTGCTACATACTGATCACCCTCAGCAACAGTTGGCGTAATGCTGAATTGCTGAATACCTGTCGATGGCGTAAAAGCCGTGCTAACTGCCAATATAGTGCTAGAATTGACCACGTTGTTCTGCACATAATAAAGATTCAAAGTGCAGGCATTCGGCGATCCGGTAATGCCAGTCTCAGTGATATTCAAAGTACCGATACCGCTGAACGTTGTCAACCTGATAGCCGAACTAGTGACCGTGGCTGTAGCGGGCGCGCCTGTGATCAACGTAATGCCGCCATATCCGACATTAGTGATGGAAGGTGTTTGAGTGGAAGCGGGCAGCGCCGTGAAGAGGCCGAGGACAGCTGCCAAGAGAGCTACGAAATACTTCTTCATGTGCTGCGTCTCCTGTGGTTCTTGGTGCGTTGAAGTTGTCAAGCCGCGCTCTGTAAATTGAATGCGGTGATGAATTGTTGCTTATTCATTTGCTGCAGAGTACCATGGCGATACACTTTGCGAGGCCAGGTTACGTCGTCGATTGAAAGCAGCGGAGCGATGGTACAACGGCAGTTGAAGATGCCGCCTGGGCCGTAGTGGCCATGCGACGGTTCACCATGCAGAACCTCGGGGTCAGGCAAGTCATCAAGTGCGAAGATTATCTTGTCCATCGCTTTGTGGCTAGGGCGAACCCGTGCATCCTCACTTGTCATCCACTCTGCAAAGTTGATGCCGATGTCAGCGCACCTCGCCTGCGTTAAGGCAAGCGACGCCTTTGAAGTCTCCGTCCGCGAGATAAGCTGCACTCGTGAACGAAGCAATTCCGGGAACCGCGCCCGCATCATTTTCGTCACTGTGCCAGGCCGCGCGCCGTTCTGCTGTGCTTTGCTTACCTCATCGACTAGGGTCTGCGCGGCTTCGAGCGGAAGCGAACTGATATAAGCGGCATTCTCACGGATGATAGCAGCGATGCGCGCGCCGGTAGCAGTGCCTGTGAGTTCCTTTTGAAGCAGGGTATAGAGTTTGCGGGCGTTCGTAGACTTCGCCGCGGCAGCGCGCCAGGTTTTCATGTTCGAAACATGGCACCAACTGACCATGCGCTGCGCAAGGGTAGCTGATGCATCCTGGATATCTTGGGCCTTGCTACGAGCGGCGAGTTCTTCAAGCCATTGCTGAAGAGTTTGGTCTTTACGCTGCGGGGTGAGGACGCGCCCTGTTATTTGGCGAATGCCGGCGGCATATTCCCTTTGGATGCGCTGGGGGAGGGTGAACTTAGGTGGAGGCATGATGAGGAGTTACCTCCATAAACTTAACTACTGAATCGTTCCAGCTTCGCGCCGATTACGCCACGCGCTCATCGCCTGGTCTTGCTTTGTCGCTGCCATCACTATCGCAGCGTGTTCATCAGGCAACCATAAGTAACGGAAGCAACCTAAACGCTGGTCTCGCAGGTCTGGCTTCACTCGCGCGAGTTTGCCGTGCGATAAGCGCAAGTTGATAATCCCCTCGACTGGTCCACCTGCTGCCTTGAGCTTCTCAAGCAGCTTCTGATTGAACCCATCCGGACTGGTGTGCTCCGTTGCCATGGTGGAGAGCTCGAACCAATCCAGTGTTATGGGGATGGGAAGCTCCTCGCAGTTCGGGAGGGCTAAAGTCGTAGTACCCATCAGAGACCTCCCAGTACATCATCGGGTCCATCCAACAAACCGTCTTGGCGCTTTCCTAGTGGAAAGGCTCGGTTGTAGGGTATCTGCAAGCCATACACACCATCAACCCAGTCTTCATCAATCTTACGACGGCGGTTATGCGCATTGTCGTAGCGCCGCTGCAAGCGCTCGGTAACTGCGAACTCTTTAGTCTTACAGCCTTTGTCGAACCACACAACGGCGAGGCGATGGTAGCCGGCAGTTACTTCGATGAACTTCACCACACCAGTCAGCGTTACGCCAACCGTCAGTCCACGCCAGTGAAACACAGTACGAGCCAACTCGTGCGGCTGCCAATGATCATCGTGAGCGACAATCTGCGCCCACATCAATTTCAAGCGGCCTAAACTATGACCACCGCATTTACGACTGGCTGCCCACAGCGGACCGTCAATTACAAACTCAGCAAAACTCATTCAGTCTCCTTGCAAAAGACTTCTAGTGAACTACCGTGACGACGCCGTCAAGCGCCACGTGGACCCTGCAGCATGAAACTGCGTTCAACGCCGTCTCCAGCTTCTTCGCCGCCTTGCGTTTACGGCGAAGCTTGAACCACTCGAACAAGAACATGCGTGCTATCTCCTTACCAAGTTTTACGTTCCGGTTGATAAGTGCGCAGATCGTAACTGCCCATCCCCACGGTTTCTTTTGGGCCGTAGTGCTTAGCAATGAGGGCGGCAATAATGCCGGCCCAGAAGAGAGTGTTGAAAGAGAGGGAGTCGTGGGCTTTGGACTTGATAAGCTTTGCCATCTTGTCCTGCAGAATGATCTGCTGGCCGTAGTTCAGACCTTTAATCTTCTCAGCCCACAACCTACGCGCCGCCGCTTCGCTTTGCGTCTTGTACGCGTTGGCAAGCTCAGCGGCGTCCGTGTCAACTTGGGCGTCGGTGGCTTTGCCGATTAGCCGATCCAAGTCTACGTTAGACGGCGCACCCAATATAGTGCGTACTAGCTCTGAACTTCCATCTGAGCGACAGATGATCCGCGTGATAGTTGCACCAGGATCGCGCTTCTCTACGCTCCAGCCATTCGCCGTAGGTACTACATATCGACGTGCTCCGCTGTTCTGTGCGCTGCTAAGCGCGGCTTTAACAGCTGAGTCTTTATCAGCTCGATTATACCTAGCCACCACTCACCCTCGCAACATCCGCCACGCGGGAATCTTTTCATGCACTCCATAGCGCAAAGCGTCGCAATCATCGTCCTCAACCTTAAACGGCTGCTCTTTACCAGCCTTTGCTGCAGTGGCATCCCACGTCAGCTACGCATGAAGTACATGGCCCATGCGTTTATGCTGCGCACTGGCTTTAGCGCTAAGCACTGTGAGCGTTTTATCAGAGAAGTAACGCCCGCTAGCTGCACGACGTTTGCCAGCCTCTGATTGTTTGCGCCGTGTTACCACACCAGCTAGACTAGCATAGTGGCGCATCGATGCTTCACGCGTCTTTACGTGCTCGGCTTCACTCGCGTAACGAATACGAAGTCCGGTTGAATGATTAGCGCATTCACGCTTGCTAAGCTTACGGCCGGACAACTTCGCTGCTATACGAGCTTTGCACGCTGCACCTTCAGGCGTAGCATAGTACGCAATTTTCTTAGCGGCAACTTTGCCCTTATTAGCCGCACCAATCTTCGCGCCGATGGCTTTGCGTTCTTTGTAACTACGATGCCCATAACCGCCGCCATCGCCACCGAGTGTAAGGTTGTAGCCATGCGGCGTAATTGTATTTAGCTGCTTAATAAAGCACCGCTCAGCTTCGCGCAATAAAGGCTCAGTACATTGATGCAGTGTTTCTATGACAAAATTTGCCGCGCCCCATTTGCGTAATGCGCGATGAAAGTAAACGTCACTACCATGCGCAGCATCATAGAGATGTCGCGCAAATCGCTTTTCGACAGCGACGATTGTCCACCCAACGTAGCGCTTACCATTCAGTTTGTTAGTTACGCTGTAAACATTACCGACACGATAACTTTTCATGCCGACAGCCTCCACTCCTGCGCAAACACATCATTGACAATGTAACGTCCGGCGTCGGGACAGTGATCACGCTTCTTGACAACTTGCTCAGTGCCATTCTCACTTTTCTTCTTATCCCATGCGTAGCTTTGAAACTCA